TTGGTCAGCAGATCTACAACCGGACACAACACGTTGCCGAAGTCCATGACCTCTACCGGCTCGATGCCCAGGTCGTCAATGGCAAGCATATCCACTTGGCTCAACTTCTCCCACGCCTGATAGTCGGCTTTCATCATCCGGACAATTTGTTTGGCGTCTTTGATTTGGATGCCGTAGGTACAGCGGTGGTGCTCGTCGCGCAGATTGAGACAGCATAGCAGTTGTTGGAATGCTTTGACCAATGTGGTCTTACCGTTGCCGCATCCGCCGCAGAGCAACAGGCCGAACTTCGTGCTGTCGGATGTCAGCCACTCAGCCATCGTCTCCACCTGAGCCTTGACGCTATCGTTCATTACGAACTGACGGTGGCGGTATTCAACTTCATTCTTTACCGACGCGGTCAGCATCTCCACGGCTTCGGCTTTTGTCATAGGCAGCTTAAAACGCTCCCTCGTAGTCCTTTGCTGATGAAGCCGTGATAGCACTGCTCCTACGCAAATCGGGTTGTTGTTTGGGGTTGTCATTGTTATTGCTATTGTTATTTTGATTGATTAATTGTTTTTTGAGCCAGTTGAAGAAGTAACGTCGGCAATCGTTTTCTTCCCTTTCTTTGAATCCGTGACAGCGTAGGTATTCAAAGAACTCGCTCAGCTTGGTTTGCACGTCTGCCGGCGCAATTGGAAATTGTTTTGAAAGTAGGGAATGAATGTTAGTGAGCCATTCGGCATCGGTTGACAGTCGCTGCCTTAATTCATCCAAACTTAATTTCTCTTCACATGCGCGATTGTTATGATTAAGATTATCTTTATCTTTAATATTATATATGGTCAAGCTATCCGTAAAGCCATCTGTCAAGTTACCCGTCAAGTTATCTGTCAAGTCATCCGTCAACTTACCTGTCAAGCCGATGAGTGTATAACTTGGAGCTTCGACCTTGCCATAACCGGGAGTATAGTCAATCAGACCTCTCGCCTTGAGCTTTTCACGAGCATCAATTACGGCTTGCCTTGATACATTGATTTCGATACTGAGCTTGGAAGTCGGGCATCGAATCGGCATCTGCCAATGTCGGCAGTTCGCTTTGTAGAGCAAATTGAGATACAGGGCAGCCTCCGATGGCGAGAATGGCTCGCTGTCATTCTCCTGCCCATAGCGATTGATGAGTGCGTAGATATTCATATCAGCCTACGATGTTTTTGCCGGTGATGTACGCGATTGCTTCTTGATCAATCTCTTCTTGAGTGGCGATGCGAATGCGTCGAATCCATTTGTCAAGGTCTTCGCGCTCGAAGTAGCATAGCTTGCCATTTGGCTTGTAATATGGGATTGCCTTATTCATCATGAGCTTGTGGAGGTAGGATTTCTTGATTCCTAAATACTGTGCTGCTTCGTCTGTGGTGAGTAAATTATTTGTCATCTTTGTTATTGATTTTGTTTTCTAATTATATTTCTTCCAAACCTTGGGTGACGTTTGTGTCGTCATTTCTTCCTTTGGTTTGCGATGCAAAGTTACCTCCATTCCTACGTGGGGCAACGTGGTCTCTACGTGGTAGATACAAAAAGAACGGCATCCTATACTGCTGTAAATTAGCAATATAGGATGCCGCTAAAGTTAAAATAGCTTAACCTACGTGGTAGCTACGTAATCGTGCGTGGTAATTACATCGTTTGAGCTATTTTTATGGCGTTTTGTATGTCTGTTACGAACGTTTTATTCTCATTGGTTCGTGTGCTTTCAGGGTCTTTATAATGTGAATAGAAATGCGCAGATGATATGTTGCACTTCTCCAAAATAAGTTCAATCCATGCTTTGGAATATGCCTCATTCTCGATGCACTGTGATACAGCATGAATCATATAACATACGCGCGTGTTCTCGCGATACCTAACCTTGACCGGATTTGACAATTCACGCAAGTTGAGCAACTGTGCGAAGTCAGTCCCGGTCAGACCATCAAACTGCTTGCCCTTGCACACTCGATACAGGTAGCAGCACATGGTGATGTCAATCAAATCGCATTGACCGGCAATCTCTTTGAGCTTATTCTTCACTGCTTCCATTGCTATTGAGTAATTGTTCAAATTCAAAATGCTTGTCAAATGAATCAACATTGGCAACAATGCTGTCGGCAATCTGTGCGATGCGATTAATCAACACAACAACGAATGTCATGTCGAAGTAGAATAGTGGTGCTAACTCACTTTCAAGCTGTCGCATCTTTTGGTACAACTTATCGATATGCGCTGCTACTTCATCTTGCTTATCTTTGACGGCATCGTACTGTCGGCTGTACTCGGCATACTCCGGAGAGTCAACCCACACATTGCTCATACGATGGTCAATGGTGCGCATCTCCTCGCGCAAACCTTTTGCAATTTTGCTCTCAGCTTTAATTTCATCTTCCAGAGGCTGCAGGTAGGTCTTGATGTCAGCCTGTGTATCGAACGTATCAAACAATGTTGCCGAACGGTCGTAAATCGTCTTGAACTCTTTTGCGGCGTCTGATACCTGCTTTGCCTCAGAGATAATACGCGCTCGTTCTCCGGCATTTACAGCCTGTGTCGCGCTTGCGATAATAGCATTCGTATCCTTACTTTCCTTGTAAATGGAGAATAGCATTTTCTTGTCGTCAAGCGACAATGACCGGGCATGCTCATACTTTTCGAGTAAACGGTTTATTTGCCGGATGCTATCGGCTATATTTATTAATGATGTATTCATGTCAAATGGCTTTTGATTGTGTGGAATCTTGCATTTTATCGAACGCTGCATCAATCAAACTGACGGCATCGTCTTTCTTCTTGTTGATAATCTTTGCGTATATCTGAGTTGTCTCTACTTTAGTGTGGCCTAACAACTTAGATACGGTATAAAGGTCAACGTCGAGTGTCAGCATCATTGTTGCGAAACTATGCCGACTGCTGTGGAACGTAATTGGTTTGGTGATTCCGGCGGCTTTCATCCATGGTGTAAGATACTGCGGCGCACTCACTTGTTCGGGCAGCCCGGGGAATAGTAGTGCATCCTCGCTCATATCTTTTCGCTCCGGAATCCAATTCACCGCTTTCTTCGACAGAGGAATGTAAATCGGTGCCTGAGTTTTGTGCATAATGATGTTGATGCGATAGCTGTCACCTTCTTTCAACAGGTCGCTCCACTTCAGCCTGCGAATGTCGCTAATGCGAAGACCGCAATAGCAACCGAACAGAAACGCTGATTTAATCAGTTCATGATCACAAGGTGTCGCTTCAAGTCGTTGCACTTCCTCAATCGTGAGGAACTCGCGCTTGCTCTCCGGTGCTTTAATCTTGTCTTGCACGGATAATTGCTGAAGTGGATTGGTTGGTATAACATCTTCACGTACCGCCATATTGAGCGCGTTTCTCAGGCAAGCCAAATAGTTGATAGCGGTGTATGGCTTGATTAACTCGCCGTTTGCCATGCGATATTCATTGCGTAGAAAGTTGGTGAGACCGATGCAATAGTTGCGGTCAATATCTTTCATTGCTATATCTATATTATATTGTGATATAGCATGGATGGTGTTGTGGATTAACTTCTTATCCTTAACACCTTTCTTCTCCTGAGCTTTGCGAAAGGTCTCCATCCAATCGCGCAAACGTTGTTTGGCTTTGATGGATGTGTTCTTGAGTCCGGCTTTATTATTGGTATATTCCAGAATGCGTTGCAACTTGATAGTGTTGGCAGCATTCATGGTGGCTTCATTCTGTGCTTTGATTTTCGCACTTGAACCGGGTAGCAGATATAGTTTCAAGAACTCGTAGCTACGTTTGCCGTCAATGTAATAATCGAGATATAGTGATTGTGAACCATCAGACAATGCTTTGGTGCGTAGTCTGATTGGCTCTTTTGGTGATTTCTTTGTTACTGTCTTTGCCATATATTATGGAGTGAGGTTTATAAATTGTCTAATTTGCTGATAGCGTCATCTTTTTTCTTGTTCACAATTTTCGCGTATCGTTGTGTGTGGCGTATGCTGGTATGACCAAGAAGTTTGGAAACGGTGTATAGGTCTGCGCCAAGTGTCAGCAACATAGTTGCATACGTGTGCCGACTGACGTAAAATGTTACAGTCTTGTTTGTGATACCGGCTTTTTCCGCCCAAATAGGGATATACTTTTGCACATTATCATATCTCAAAGTTGGGAACACCTTGTCGCTATTGGGCGATTTTTTCGGCATCCATTTAATTGCTTGCAAAGGAAGGGGAATATGAACAATGCGCTGAGTTTTGGATATTTTGGTGGCAACAGTCCAGTGCTCACCATCCTTGTTAATGTCGTTCCAAGTCAGAGATTCAATATCACCGTAGCGTAAACCGCAATTACAGGCAAATAGAAATGCCTGCTTCACTTCCGGATGCTCGCACGGAGTGTCGATAAGCTTCTGAACTTCTTCAATGGTGAGATATTCACGGATATGTTCCAATGGCTTAAACTTATCGGATGATGGAATAAGAGTAACCGGATTTACAGAGATATATCCTTCTTGGATAGCGACATTCATGGCTGTGCTAAAAATGCCGAGGATATTGAAACATGACTTAGAGCTTAGATGCTCACCGTTTGGCATGGTATATTCGCTACGCAAATAATCAATAAAGCCCAAACAATAAGCCTTATCAACATCTTCAAGAGGGATGTCCTTGCCATATAATCGAATGTAACGAGCAATGCGAGTTAGGTCTTGAGTGGACCGGATACCTCGCGCTTTCTGAATCTCGGTAAATTTAGCAATCCACTCTGATAGCAATATCTTGCCGGTATTGGTCTGAGCTTCTACAACGTCAATCTTTGATTGATTAATCTCCTTTTGGCGCTGCTTGCGTATCTTCTCCGCCTTGTTCAGTGTGGCTTTGTTTTTCTTGATAGCGGCATCGCTATCCTCGGGTATTATAAAAAGGTTGGGGATGCGTTCGTATGTACGCTTCCCGTTCAAGTAGATTTCAAGTCGAATGGACTTTCTGCCATCAACTTTATCTACCAATTGTATCTTTACGTTTTCTTTCGTATATTTGCCTGTAGCTTTGGTCATTTACTTTGCTTGATAAGTTCAGCGCAAAGGTACAACAAATATTTGAAACCGTCGCAAAAACGAGTAACAAAAATTACTAAATAATGGGTATTAGAATGCGGTAAAGAGAAACCAAAGTAAATTCACAAATAACTGATATATAGATTTATAATGTAATATCGCTTCTTATTAATTCTTTCCGATTCGGGAATTAAGGAATTAGGCTACCCCTTTCATGTTTTTACTCAAGTTTTGGATTTACATGTAATCGTCCACGTTCCCATCTACATGTAAGGATGGGTTCACAATTGATAATAAATGAATTACGTAAATCCGAAACTTGAGTTTTTATTGAAGACGCATAGAGCAGATAGTATTACAATGACAGTCGAATATCCTTCGACTGTCATTTTTGTTTTTGGCAGTATCGCATTGCGTGGGGCGTAAATGTTTTCCTTTGCTTAGAGGTACTCAAGGACGTACCGGGGGGGGCATATCCACACATGCAGGTGTTTACATTACATGAGTGAATACGTGGAGGATATATTTAAATCGTCACTCTCCCCTCTCCCACCCATCTATGGTGCGCTTCTCTGTGGAGAAATTCACCCCCAGCTTCACCAACTCCCTGCCATCCATGGCAAACGAAAGAGCATAATTCATCTCCTCCAGCTGGCGAAGAGCAACCTGCGGCGTGGAGTTAATCTTCAATTCTATCACGTAAATATATTTTCTCGTCTCTATGACAATATCCGGTACCCCAAGTGCCTGACGAACCTGACCACGAGCACCATTGTTCAGCATGGCCACAATGATATAGAACACCTTATGGTAATACGCTTCGCACTTCAATTCATCCCCCAAGACCTCCTTATCGCCCGGTAGGAACGGGATGCCGGAGAGGAACGACTGCATACGCAGCAAAGCCCCCTCGTAATCGCCCTTATTCAGTGCCACAGAAACCAACTTGGCCGTATTGAAAGCCTTGTCGC